GTAATCTAATATAACTTCTGTAGGTAATAAAGGTAATTAATCTTTAAAACTTATATGAAGTGATTAGATGGTGTTTGTGGAGCTAGCAGATCGACTAATTACTTTCGATCCTTCGATTGTAATGATTGTTCAGATCACTACTTCTAACCAATACCAGGAAACGTAATGGTGATAATATTATATCCAATATAGACATTTATCAATGTTATTATTGAACTATAAATCCTACTATATCTTTTGAAAAGAAGATAATAGTAGTCACTCATAAAGAATCCTAGCAGAAACCCGGTTGTAATATTTAAAAAGAAGGTAATTATACCAACCACTAATACTAAACCGAATCCCTTTTGTCTTTGATTAGACTTGAACATGTGGGAAGACTTCATTAACTCGAAATAATCTTTTCGCGTTATAAGTTTATTCCAAGCTACAGCAAGACGATGGATTTTCGGGTCACCAGGTCTTTTAGACACTAGTGATCTCTTCATCTCAAGTAAAGATGGAGAAATTTCAGAGGTCCTTGTTTCAATCATTGCCATTAGACTTAATTTCTTCATAGCAGAAGATAATTGTTCTTTTATGGTGATTGCGAAACCGAACCCAAGATTGAATCCCGTCACATCGCTGACAGCCTCGTGCAAGGTAAACAGGGAACTTAGTTCCTGTAATCCTTTTCGATAACTCGATAGAATTCTTTTAGTCGATGTATTAAGAACAAGAGCGGATAAATAACTTCTTAAGTTATTCAAAGCTACCGTGTTAATGGCAGTTATCTCGACTTTTGTCAAATTAGCTATACTATTCGGAGCCCCAAACATTCCGGTCAATAATGTATTGAACATGGATGTAGCGGCGGGAGTAACACACTCCACGATTCTGGTATAGTTTGATGATAATCTTAATGCATAGTCCCAAGTTAGATCATTTAAAAAGGTTACATGAACTCTTTCTTGAAAGATTCTCATGGTCGTTTTAAATATCATTGGTAGTTTGTCTGGATTCTGTAATATATCGCCAAAAACGACATATTTCATTTTGGTATTTAATTTAGTAAAGGGCTTATTCATGGCCCCAACTACTTTATAACCATATCCAGCAACTCTAGCAATTTGAGTATATGTTAAATTATATTTCTTCATATATTCAATTAACTGATTAGGACCCATTAGTGCAGAATATAATTCTTTTAAAGGTCTCGGTGAGGCATCACTGCCATCAACAAAGAACCTTTTTGCGAATTCCATACCTAATCCTTTAGGAGAAAGTATAGACTTAGCTAAATTACATTCGACACCTAATGCAACTATTAGAACATGATATCTTCTAGCAACTGTTGAGTTGTAGATTACGATATCATCACCAAGCACGGCATAGTCTAGGAATAACTTGTTAATACTAGTCACTCCACTTGTCCAAGCAGCACATTGAACGATAAGATGATGAGTAATTGCCAACATTGGCCAACTACTTAGACCTCCCATTGGTTGACCGGTAGAATATCGAACTACTTCTTTATTCCCGGGAACCAGATAATCTCTATCAACAAGTAGAGATTGCCAACTATTTGCTTCTTCAACAGTGAGACCAAATAAGGTCTTTATTAAAGGAGTTTGAATAGCTATTGGAAGTCTATCAGTTGCCGATGAAAGATCCATAGAGAATAAAGATTTAAAACCTTTACTTCTTCTTAAAGGTCGTAATTGATCAAAAGTTCCATCTATATTTGGATATTTAGAAAGTATTCTAAAAATCCCTTTATGTAGTGGTGCTAAAGTCCATTGTGACCATGGGTCTATCATAGCAAAAACTCTCATTTTACCTGCTGCTTCCTGTTTAATACCAAGCTTTCCAACGAAAGTATGTTTTAACATATCTTCTGTAGGAAGAGCTATACCTGAGGCCGGTCTCGCGAAAGTCGTCTTAATCATCTGAATGTTTTCACCAGGGCTTAAAATACCAGCTTCAAATTGATAAAGTTTGTTGATGATATTTATGCTTTTAACCTGACTAGGGTCTAAAGCAAGTGCTGATCTGATTAATACATCAGGATGAGAAGAGATCTTTCCGTAGGCTTGTGGAGAACTTGTTGTTATCGGGAAATATAAGAACTTTCCTTGTAACCAGTCTCTCAAGCTACTTCCTTTGGGAAGTGCCGGACTTACAAATAGTCGGAAGAATCTTGGAATTAATGAAATAATTTCCTTGATGACCGTGCTATCTGCAGTCGAAGGTTTGGTAATGGATAATAAATTTATATCACCCGGATAACTTAAATCTCTGTATAAGCTAGCCAATGTCATTGCTAGTCTTATACTATTAAGTTGTCGGGCCTGAATAAATTTTCTTAATCCAACAGGAAACACTCGAGGAATTCCGGTCTTAGTCCTAGAAACTCTAGGATTCGCGGGTGCTATCCCGCTGTGTTGTGATAAAGCTTGCTGTAGTAGTACAGTACATTGCTTTAAATACTTCACTAGACCTTTTAAACCTTGAGAATGTGCAATCGAAGAAAATCTGGCTAAGGATGTGGAAACATCCCTAACCCTACCTTTGCTTAACGCTCCACCCATAGTTGGCCATAATCTTAAGATTATACCAACTAAGGCTTGACCATGATTTCTCATGATCATGTCACCAATTGAGTCATATCTAAACAGTCGGAATGCGAATCTAGAGAATTTATTCTTTAAGAAAGTATTTTTCATGTTTATATATATTTTATATGTTATAGTCCCCAGTTAACCTGGATATTTAAGACTAGCAGGTCTCGGTCTTGCACCGATGTTAGGCCAGCAGATCTCTTCGACTATCAGTCAAGAGCTTCTCCTCGTAAAGAGGCTTATAAAATTTACTCTTTTGGTCCCGGTGTCCCCTTTCAGGGGCCGTAGACACCTTTAATAAGGTAGCGGGAGCACCGCGTTAGGTTTAATGATTAATACTAAGATTTAAGCCTCTCAGCATAACCACTTTCCTTCCACTCAAGCCTGTTTAGAGCCCGAGCGATTTAGCTTTGTGGCCTATTCTTAGATGCATTAGCAGTTCTATTAGTACTGCGGCAGCTTATCTAAAAGCGTTAAGTTAGAAGTCTTTCTAACTAATATTCC